TACTCGCTCATGGCAGCTTGTGGAATCGCTCCAGAGGATGACGATGGCAATGCGGCATCTCGACCAAGCGTTCCGCAAGCTAGGACAACAATCACAAAGGTCATAGCACCTGCAACACCTAAAGAGGATCCAAACTGGTTCACAAAGGTTGAGGCAGTGATTGGAACCAAAGCTGAATCGGCTACGGGATACTTGATCTCGAAAGGTGAGATAAAGGTAGGTCAGTTATGGACGGATCTTCCCGCAGGTGGATATCGCACCAATCTTCTGGCTACTCCAGAGAAGTTCTTGCTGGCAGTTGCGAAATGGGAGGCATCGAAATGATCCGTCATTCTTTGCTTCCAAAGTTGGCTGAGTGTGCCTGTTTCGAGTCAGCAGGGGGTAACTCCCCTGCTGCGTCTCGCGGGACTAAAATGGACGAGGCATTCCGTGAAATGTTCATGGGAAACAATAAGCCTTTCTTAAACCTCAATTCCAAAGACGCTGATGCGGTCATGTGGGCAATTGAGATGACCAAGCAGATTGCTGGTGACCATGAGGTGGTCACAGACGAAGATAGCTTGAAGGTCAAAACGCCGGGGATCGATCACATTGGAACCGAGGATTGCCGAATCCCTGCTATCCATACCTCCCTAGACCTAAAATCAGGAATCCTACGTTCGTATCTTGAGCAGCAGTGTGCCTATGCCTACGGCAACATGGCAGCGAGCTATGATTTCGAGACTGGTGAATACGCCATTCGCGAATGGACTTGCCACTTGCTATTCTGCGACCAAGAACGGGTGGTCACTCATTCTTGGACAATTGAGGAGGCCAAGCAGGTTGTCGAGGGAGTGATTGCAGCATACAACGACCCAGACAAAACCCCGTCCGCTTGCGATTATTGTAAGTGGTGTAAAAATTCCACCACTTGCGAACAAATTACTAACCCAGTTGCCAACACCCTAGCGGTTGTGGAAAACGACCTACAGACCAACCTCGCGCAAATGCAGGAGCATCTCGCAGGTGATGTGGATCGACTCTCCACGTTTGTAAAACAGAGCAGTATTTTCAACGTATACCTAGTCGATTGGGCGAAGGATTTGCTGAAAGAAAAGTTACAGGCAGGGGAGAAAGTACATGGTTGGAAACTGCAACGCCAGAAAGGACGTGAGACATACCCTGCGGAGGTTATCGAACATATCGGAAACTGCACCGAAATGTCATTATCCGACAGCATTAAGCTATTCGGAGGTAGCATCACTGCTACAAAATTGCAGAAGTACTGCGAAACAGTGGGATACGATCTCACTCAAATCCTGCCTGACGTGGGTGAGGAAATTGTAAAGCTAGTTGAGGACAAACCCAAGAAGGTAAAACTATGAAAGAACTCAACTTTGATACGTTAATAGGCAATGGATGGATTCAGTTTAAAGACTTCCTTGCTCAGTCCGACATTGCGTTTTATAAAACCTTCGCAGGGCATGAGGAATGCCGTTGCAATGAGGGCAAGAAGAAGCAGGTTGAAGTTTACATTTACGACCATCGAAAGTATAGCGCAGTTGCTGGAGTTGGCTATGAGGTTAAATGCACTGGTGAACTTCCAGATGGTACATGGCTTGAACTAAAGTCACATGGGTTAAACCAAGACCATGTTGACCCCAAGGCGCAGGAATTATTGTCCATCTGGGACTGGTCAGTAAAAAACAATTTGACGAAATCCAAAAACTAGATAGTTTGCGTTAGTCTCTTGTGAGACTCGATGTTTAAGACCATCGATAAAAACCAATGAATTTACCCTTCCTACTGCCGTTGTCGCTCGATAGACGGAGTCTTACTTTAGGAAGGGTTTTCTTTATAAAAATATGATAGTATCTCCAGACTTTCCAGATCACTGGAAAACAAGAATGTTAGTTGATTTACTCAACGATGAGTCCGCGCCCGTATATCTCATTAGGATATGGGGCCATTGCCAAAACAGGAAAACCAGCGTGTTCACAAACCTTCCAACAGCAGGGTTGAAAGCATTGTGCCGATACAATGGTGACGCTGAAAAGTTTGAATCAGCATTTGTGACTGCTGGTTTCATACGCAGAGAAGGTGATAATGTTATAATTCACCAGTGGGATGAGTATAACTCCTCTCTCATAGCTAATTGGGAGAATGGAAAGAAGGGTGGAAGGAAACCCAAAGCTAACCCAACGGAAACCCATGGGTTACCCATGGCTAACCCAATCGAAACCCATAGCGAACCCATGGGCAGCCCAACGCGAACCGATAAGATAAGAGAAGAGAAGATAAGATTAGAATTGATAAGGCCAGATTCTGTTCCAGAGCAAGTCTGGAACGATTTTATCAAACTTCGTAAAGCCAAGAAAGCACCATTGACCGAAACAGCATTGAACCTAATCCAACGAGAAGCAGATGAAGCAGGGTGGACGCTAGAGGAAGCAATCTCTGAATGCCTATCCCGTGGATGGCAAGGATTCAAAGCTGAATGGGTTTGCAAGGTGCAACAGACAAACAACCGAGGATACTAAAATGAAAAACACACCAATCGCAACAACTGCTGAAAAAGCAGCACTATCGCTAATCGCAATCGACCCAGACGTTCTACCACACTTATCGTGGAATGCTGATCTGTTTGCGTTATCTCAACACAAGTTGATCTTCACCGCACTGGAGAGAGTGTACCAGCGGACAGGATCCACAAACGCACTTGGTGCATTGAGTGACTTGGAGACAACTGGCAAGCTGAATGCCTGTGGAGGTAAAGATGGAGTGATGGATACCCTCCAGACAATCTTCCTGTCCCCCGGCGCTATGTGCCTCGAAACCGCAGCGGACTATCGCTCGCAACTTATAAAGGCAAAAGGGTACAGGGATGCCATAAAGACATGGGAGGATAACCATGATGACGTTTGCGCGATGAAGGCAGACCTTTCTAGCCTTGCTGAGTCCTTTGCCAATGCAATCGTGCCAGAACACCAGTGCAAGGACGTTAAAGCCCATTTAAACGACTTTCTGGACGATCTGGAGGACAAGGCCCCACTAGAGAATTTCCCAACTGGAATTGCCAAGCTGGACAAACTGCTTGGTGGAGGTGTTCGACGTGGTGAGATGCTAGTTGTGGGAGCGCAGACCAGCGGAGGTAAATCAATCCTACTTTATCAAGCCGCACTCCAAGCTTTGCTCAATGGTAAATCAGTAACTATATTTTCCCTAGAGATGCCAGCGAAGGCTATTTTGCAACGTATCGCTTCCAATCTGCTTGGGAAAACAATCCTGCCATTGCGTGAAATGGAGGGAGTCACAGAGTGGAGAGGTGTTGCATCAGCAAAGGATATCTCAAGCGCAATAACTCAACTCATGGGAATGAAGCTAACGATCCGAGATGATCTCTCCGAGGTGGGTGAGATAGCAGCAGAGGCATCACGTCTTGCATCACTTGGCAAGGCCGATCTGATCGTGGTTGACTACCTTCAAATCGTCACCATGCCATCAGCCGATAACCGAGAACAGGCAGTCAGTGAACTATCACGCAGACTCAAGTTGACGGGCTTGAAAACAAACTCCGCAGTCATCACCGCATCACAACTCAACGACGAAGGTGCAGTACGGGAGTCACGCGCAATCGCGCATCATACCGATTTCTTGGTCTTGATATCGCATCCTGACGAGAAGAAGAAGGAGACTGCATCGTTCAAGAAGAAGACAGAAACCCAACCAACTTCACGCATCCACATTGGCAAGAATCGACGTGGTCAACGTGACGTGTTCGTGCCTGTAAAAATGCGTGGAGATATTTCTAGATTTGAACAAATCGATGAACATTGATCACCACTTCGATGAGGCCTGCATTCTGCTCGATACTGCAACAGCAATCTGGCAGAACCGCATGAAATCTAGGTTTGCGGACGCTCAGGAAAAGTACGAAAAGGCAAAAGAAATCTACAATAAATATTTTGCACACATCGAAGAAAATCCCATTGACGATTTTGAGTTTTGACCATATATGTAGTGGCGTTAGCTAAATAAATACACCATATCAAATGAAAACACTACCAGACTTCGACCCGCAGGACGATGACGAATCTCCACGGGTTAACCGCAACCACCAAGACCCAGAGCAATACTTCACTGACAAGGCCGAGCGCAGCGACTCTGACGCACAGCATTTCCACGATGAGTGGAGCCGCAGGAATCCAAACCAAGTGTACGGGGGAAACACGTTTAACTACTATTGATATGTACGATCCAGACGATGACCACAGCAGCGACTACGCAGAGGAGCGTCACAACTCTAAATGCGAGGCAAGGGACATTGACCAAGGCATTCTATCCGAGGAGGAGTAACTCATAACATTACACTTTCTGCAACCAAATGCAGACTTGGTAAGCGGCAACCATTAAAAGCCGCATAAAAGTAAATAAAATATGATAACACTAAGTATCGACGTAACAAAACTAGACAAAGCACGCTTCAAGGCAATCACCCGCAAGAATGGTGAGAAGGCACTATTCTGCGATCTCATCCTCATTGATTCCCAATCAGATTATGGTGACTACATGGTCAAACAAAGCGTAACCAAGGAAGATCGTGAGAATGGTGTGCAGCTTCCAATTCTTGGAAACGCTAAGAATGTACAGGTTGGAGACAAAACCCCTGCAAAGGCCAAATCCGCTCCAGCACGGGCCAAAGATGATGACGGATCGGATATTCCTTTTTGACCTATGAACGAATGGTTTATTGATACCTTTAAAGATATAAAGGAAGAAATGGATATTAATGACACAGCAGCAGCAATTCTTATTCTAGCGCATACAGTTTCACGCTTGCTCAACAAAGGCACTTGTGAAACGATGGGACATGAGTTGGCTATGTCATTGAAAAATGTTCTCCAAGAAAGTGAAGTAAAAATATATAACAACTAACACTTTCCTCGCTAATCTATTTAGGTCAGTCCCGTAGATAGCAGGGGACAACGGGGGCAGCGCATCCGAAAAAACGCTGACCAATTTTAAGGGACTGTAGCGGCCACCATGTGGGCTGGTTATCATTTGACCCTGTGAGGTAACTACATAAAACCTCACACCCCATTTTATAAATATATGA